AGTTAATAAGCACAAACAGTGGAAGTGTTGGTCCGACATTTGAAAGCTATCATAATGCTGGTCAAGGCAATTCTGCCTCAAATGATTATATTTTTGTGCAAAGAGCTTATGGAGATAACGATAGAGGAACTGGTGGAGGTGGATTTGAAAAAATAGAATTTGGTAATACCAGTTTTCAAGCAACTGATGTTGGCGATGGCTCAGAAGATTCAAAGTATAGAATTGGAACTATAAAAAATGGAACACTTGCTACAAGATTTGTTGTAGATGGAGATGCAATTGGGATAGGAACCGAATCACCAAGTGCAAGACTTCATGTCAAAGATGCACACACTAATGCACCTTTAGCTAAACTTGAATTTACTGGTGGTGGTGGAAAAATTGTTGCTTTTATAACTAATGGAACTGAAAACGGAGATATAACAGAAGCCGCTGGTGGAATTCAATATAACAGTAATTCTGATTACAGATTAAAAGAAAATGAAGTTCCTTTATCTGATGGCTTAAAAAGGCTAAATAAATTAAAACCATATACATTCAATTTTAAATCAGATAAGAATACAAAGGTTGATGGATTCTTCGCACATGAAGTTCAAGAGATTGTGCCAAATGCAGTATCTGGCGAAAAAGATGCTATGAATGATGATGGTAGTATAAAAGCACAAAAAATGGACGTAGCTAAAATTGTGCCTTTACTTGTAGCATCAGTTCAAGAGCTATCAGCAAAAGTTACAGAATTAGAAAATAAATTAGGAGAATAAAATGGAAGCAACATGGGAAGTAGTATACTTAAAACATTATATTTCAAAAAACAATAAAAATAATGTTGTATACTCTGCATATTATAAAGTTTCTAATATCAAAGAAGTAGATGGTAAAACATATTATGGTGGTTTTAGTGATTCTATAAATTTTGACTTAGAAATTGTAGAAGCTGTAGATGCAGTAGATGCAGTATTATATACAGATAAAGATACTTTACTAGCTGACAAAGCAGTAAAAATAGGTGACATTAAAACACCAGCTGTAGAAGCAGTAGAAGCTAAAAACCCTTGGGCTAATGTGGATTTTGTTGAATACGATGACCTAACAGAAGATGTAGTTATTGGATGGGTAAAATCTGTTTTAGGAGAAGAAAGAGTTAAACAAATAGAAGATGATATTACAGCTCAAATAGATGCACAAGAGAATCCACCTGCACCTACAAAAGGCAAAGGTGTACCTTGGTAAAAAATAATTGTGAATGCTGTTGCTGTTGTAGTTGCAAAGATGAATGAGACTATTAAAAGTTTTTTTAGAAGAACTGGTAAGTTTTATAATGGTGTTATTACTGCTTTGCTGTTTGTGTGTGTATTCGCTTGGGCTTGCAATGATATTTATTTTGGAAAAAGCCACAGGGAGATTGAAGAAGAATTAATGCGTTCTATCTTTGAGGTAGACTCGTTAATAATGGACATAAAGATAACGCTAGGAGATTCTAGCATAATACAAAAATAGGAGTATAAAATGGCAAACAAAGAAAACAAAGCTGTTTTAAAAATAGACGATAACGAATATCTGGTTGAAGACATGACAAATGAACAGAAAGCACTATATAATCATTTAGCTGACATTACAAGAAAGATAGAGACCATGTCGTTTAACTTAGAGCAATTACAATTCGGAAAGGGAGCTTTCGTCAACGCTCTTAAAGAATCCTTATCAAAGGAGAAAGAAGAAAAGTAAATGTTAGAAACTTATGCTGAATACGGAGCAATGGGTGTGGTCATAGTTTTGTTTGGCTATATGGTGTTAAATCTAATGTCAAGCCAGAAAGCGCAGAACGAAGACTTAGATGATATTAGACAGGCTAACGCAAAGCTAGAAACAAAGATGAGCAATGTGGAAAGCATAGTTTTAAAGATGTTGGACCGCTGGAACAAGTCGGATGAGACAAGTCAAAGGCACAGGGAAGCGATAGTATCAGAGTTAAATGATGTGACCGATGACTTGTCTTATATAAAGGGAAGGATGAATGGTAAAGGATGATGAGTGACACCTTAAAAGCGGTAGGCAACGGAACAATAGGAGTAAGTGTTTGGTGGGTAAATCTGCCAATGATAATACAGACAATGGTATCGGTGGCAACATTGATATACATTATAATTAAAATAACAAAAGAGGTTAAAGGAGCATAATATGCCATATCATAAGAAAAAGAAAATGGGTCACGGTGGTAAAGTCAAAAAGAAAATGGGCGGTGGCATGGTCAAGAAAAAGATGATGAAGGGTGGAATGGTCAAGAAGAAAAAAACTATGAGAAAGAAGAAGTAAAATGAATTTAAAAGAAATGTTAATAGAAGCTGCTGAACTGCAAGCTGACGCAATCAAGAATAAAATGGTAGACCAACTTGGCTCCGATGATATGGCTCAGAAGATAGCTACAAAGATTAACGAAAAGATTGACATACCTTTTGTTTCAGAAGAAAAAGAACAGATATTCTTTGAAAAGTGCGTTGATATTGTTACTGACTTACTAGAAGGTATTATCAAGGGAAAGTAATGCCGAGGTTCAGCAAAAGAAGTTTAGGTAGATTGGAGACTTGCGATGAGCGATTACAGGAACTATTTAAAGAAGTTGTTAAGAGATTCGACTGCACCATCATTGAAGGTCATAGGGGTGAGGAAAAGCAGAATGCGGCGTATAAAAAGGGAAACAGCAAGCTTAAGTACCCAAACGGAAAGCACAATAAATTACCTAGCATTGCTGTCGATGTTGCTCCTTATCCTATTGACTGGTCTGACCGTGATAGGTTTCACTATTTTGGCGGATATGTTATAGGTATTGCACAACAGATGGGGTTAAATATTCGCTGGGGTGGGGACTGGGACCAAGATACAAAGACTAAGGACAATCGTTTTGATGACCTCGTACACTTTGAGATTAAGGAATAATGCCAAAGCAGTTTTACAAACTTAATGACTTTAGTGGAGGCTTGAATAAACTTAGGGATGCAAGGGACATTGCTCCTAATGAGCTCGTTCAGGCGGACAACATAGAGCTAGATACTGTTGGTAAAATTAAAACGTCTACAGATACTAGGCTTGGCACTGCTAGTGTTGTGACACAAGGGAAGGTGTATCCGGGAGGTGGTCTTTTTTATTTTGAATCCGATAGAGAGGGCAGTGCTAATGCAAAAGACACTGGAGAATCTTGGACTATAGATGTTGACGCTGAGACTGGAGAAGTAAATTTACTTGGTAGTATTACTGGGAGTGCAAACGCTGTAGCAGACTTAGGTCATCCAACAAAAATGACAACACCAACAAATTCAGTTACTATTAGTAGTTCTACTATTTTTGGTAATACTTCTAACGTACCGTTTAAAAGTTTTTTTAGTGCGGGAGATGTTTTAAAAATAACAGGAGCCGATAACGTAACCATTAGTAGTTCCTCGGTAGACGCTTTAAATAGAATTATTGAAATAGATTATCTATCGACTTCCGGGTCAACTAGCTTTATAAATCAAACTGGAAACTTTGGACCGACTAGCGCTTCAAACCAAGAGCCTGTCTTACAAAAGCTAATTAAAGGAGTGTTTTTTGCAGCCGATGACACAGTCCGAGTTGCGGATGGTGCTTTGTCTACTGGAACAAGAAGAAAGCAAAGAGGCTACATAAAGCAAACTCATTTTAAAGATGCTGGAGTAGCTAAAGATGAGTATGATAATTGGTTTTCTAATGATTGCGATTTATCCCCTCCTACAGACATAGCGATTCACGCTTCTAGCTACCCCTCTGCTGGAGCGGGCTTTCATTTAAATATTGATACACCTGCTACGGACAGTAGTATTGTTGGTCAGTTTGCTGCCAAAACATACCAGATTGCAGGTTCTTTTATTTACAAAGGAGACCAAGAGTCTTTGTTGTATGTTCCCTCTTCTGCCCATGAATTTACTACCGCTTCTGGTGACTATATAGATGTTGATGTGAATGCTTCACCTGCTTATGATGAAAGAATTACAGGAGCTAGGATATACATAAAACCCAGTGGTACAAACGAACCTTGGTCTTTGCTATTAGATATAGATTTAAGAGATGGATGCAGAACAGGACTGGACGATGTACATAAACCTTGGGCTGTAGGGGGCGGGGCGAGTGAAGCTGGTTGTGATAATTTAGTCTTGACCTCTGAAAACTTAGAAACATACACAATATTAAATGGCTTTTCTCCTAGTGAGTTTTCCATAACGTTGTCTGAGAATGGCGAAAACTACAAAGATGCTGTTATAGCAAACAGAAGAGTCTTTATATGTAATGTACAAATGATAGATGAGAACGCACCGTCTTTTACAGATAGTACTTGTGATTACAATAACGACCCAACAGTGACAATAGATAGCACTGCAAACATAAAAGTGGGTATGAGCGTTTCTGGTACAGGCATACCAACTGGAGCTACAGTAATAGAGGTAACTAGCGCTACAACATTTGAATTGTCAGCGTCTACTACCGGAGGCTCTGTAACTAATGGTACTCTTACTTTTAGTAACATAGTAAA